TGATAGGAAGGTCCATTCAAGGAAGTCCGGAGCCCGACAATGCCCTTAAGAGGCACCCTGGGAGCGGGCTTCCTTGATGGAGATGTAGAATATTGCGCAAATCAACTAAATTCGTGTTTGCGACCATTGCCTGACTGACTTAAGGACAGTTCTAAGGTTCAATGGATTTCTAGATAATATTTCTTCATGAAAAATTTAAGATCCACTTACTTATGAAGAAAAGTAAGAAGTGAAAATGGCAGTGGCGGTAGGATTATACCTGATGCTATTTGGTGTAAGGGTAGTTGGACCACCGTTATACCAAAAGGCTCGTGTATCATCTGCGGCCATCAGTGAAACTTGAATAACATAGTCAGACGGATTGGTGTTCTGATTATTATCAGCAGGTTGAATTACCAACCAGCCCATATTCTTATCCTTAAAAGGATTATACACATTGGTTGCTGTAGACATTACATATCCGGTAGGCACCAGAGTATTCTGTTGGGTTCGGTACATCGGTGATGGATCGGGAACCTCAATGATAACTTCTGGTTGCGAATAGGGATCAAGAATGGCTTCAGCAATACAAGGCATACCGTAGGAAGCCTGTGAAAACACAGTACCCACGGGAATAGTATTAAGGGCTTGGGGGTATTGACGGCCAACGTTAACCATCTGTGGAATAGTAGCCTGGTCTCCATATGGATTGAGGATGGTACTATCGTATGTTGCACGTGTTGCTTGAAAATCGAAGTTCTTAACTCCACCGGTTGTCGGGAGAGTATTCGAAGCATCGCCTTGAGTTGGTACCAAGTACGGGAAGTACTGGATTCGCAAACTCGAAGAGGCTGGAAGATTAAGAGCACGTATAACTACACGATAGCCGCCACGCAATCCTGAATAGGAGGCACAGACCATAGACCACAGAGGGTTGTTGGCCATCATTACCGGATGGATGGGAATAACGAGAGGTTCCAAAGGAACATCATCAAACGGCTGAACAAATCGGAAATCACCAATTGGTACTGGTTTCGCAAGGAGCTCTTTAATATTGCAAAAGGGCGTCATAAGGGTCTGACGCAAGTGAGCGACCGAAGTCATATCACGTGGCGTGAGAAGTGCTTGCGCAACAAGTCCAATACGAGGAGACGGGGCTTCTTGGTAGAAGTTGAGGTCGTCGCCGAGAGCCATCAGGGGAAGAACGCTAACTGTTGTAGCGGCTCCTGAATTGACTCGCAGCGGCGACACCAACCACACACCAAGATTGCCCATAGCAAACTCGATATCGTTGGAATTCTGTTGATTGGGTGATCGACACCTCAAAAGTTCACTGACGGCTTTGAACGGTACATGGACCTCAATGTCTTTATCCGTATTTGAAAGATCTACTATCAAATGCGGTAGGGAGAAAGGATCTAGGTTGCCTGGCGCGATGCCTGTCAGGGCGGTGACATCACCATAGTTGATCGCAATTAGCAACTTGCCCCGGATGAATTTATTAGAAGCAACAAGAAATCGAAATTTCAAGCTGCCCCTCCAATAATTAAACGCACTAGTAAGCCAAGTAAGGAATGAACCTTGCGTGGTAGTGGAAAAATTATTGGCGTAATTAAACGAATTAAATGGAACCGGGTCGAGTCGCTTTTGGAACAACAGGGTGTTCACGGCAGTAGAAGTTGAAATAGCAAAAGTTCCAAGGTTGGTTGCGGGAACCCAACGATTGCGAAAGAACTCCATGGACATTTCGTCCATCTCTACACGGAGTTCTTTACTGAGAGGCGCGGTAAACAGCGACATATCAGCAGGGGTGGCGGAGAATTTAAAGACGTCAACTACATTCCTCCATGAAATGAGTTTCTGGTACACGTTACGCAACGATGACATGGCCGGATTGGTAGCTCGAGATGGATTGTCGAGACCTACTGGAACGTCTACTTTAGTATCGAGGTGATCTCCGGTCACATCGATAGGCAAATTCGAGTTATTAACATCGTTCATTTTCTGCTCAATATGGGTGTTCGCTTGACCACCGAATTGAAACAAAGCCTGAGAAACGAGGCTAGTAGTCTCGAAATGCTCAACATTGATAAGTTCACCATAAACTTCAAAGTTGACTGAGGACGCCTGGCCCTCGGGAGGAGTGTAAGTTGTGCCAGCAACTACATAGATGTTGGCATAATTTACAAACGTTGAGAAGTCAAACACTGATGCCCATGAATTTTGGTGAGTCCATGGGATGTCAAACTTGTACACGCCGTCCATGCTGACGTCAGCTGCTATGTGATTTAGAGCTAACATTCGGCCTAGAAGGTATGTATAAGCTGGCGCAGTGCTTGAATCCTGCTGGATTACAGATCCAGGCAAGAAAGGAGGACGAGGAATAGATCCCATGAGTATGATACCGGTGGAAAACGGGCTTCCAGTAACATTGACGGTGATGCGTATGTCAAAACGGGCATATCGGCGGTCGTTAAATAGACGGCGGACTGCATTCTTTTGCATAATTTGGCCTACAGAAATTGTAGCCAAAACATCACCAGCAGTGTTAGTAGAAGCGAACGTAAACGAACCGAGTGGCATATTCGTGGATTCGAGTTGAAGAGTCTGAGCTCGGGGGAGCACGACTTTCTGATCGAGGTCTGGAGCCGCTTGAATCTGAAGATTCTCGCGTTCCTGACGAGCTACTCCTGTAGTCGCAACTGTGTTGCTTTCGTCTGTACGGCCATGTGGATCCATGGAGGTGGTATCCAAGGCCTGAGATACTAGGTGGGTGAGAGATTGTGAGGCTGAAGTAAAGTGAGTATTTGAGTAAGAAGAACGGATTTTTGCATCCGCGGTTATTGTATTCAAGTGTGTATTCATGTTGAGTTAAAGATAACATACGTGCCAAAATTAAAAAGATTGTCAAAATAGACATAATCTGGTATACGTACATTAGGAAAAGTGTCCTGAGTAAAAGCTTTAGTCTGATTATAAAATTCGGGTCCATAGAAGTAAGCGAAGCGGAAAAACGTGTCAATGTTCTGAAGAAGTTGATCTTCCAAAGAAACATGCTTCGATTTGCGCACGTATGCTAACATACTAAACATTGATCTGCGGCATAGCAGAGGTTTATACGTTAAAGCATCGCGACGCGTGTCACGTTTTAGGAACTGTAGGTCCATGATTGGATCATACAGTGCTAGTTTATCGTCTTTTGCGGACGAGGTGATTGTCATTGAACAGTAACGCTTGTATACTGTTAACATTGACTGACGATTAAGATACGGCAGCAGTTCCTGTGCTATCGCATCCAAAGAATCATCACCATACACAATGGTGCAAACAAACTTGTCATAAAGCATTACGTCACGGTATTCGAGGGGTGTACTCTCGAGATACCAAATGAGATGCATTATCATATTGACAAGTGAGTTCAGGAGCGCGGTGAGCACCCAGCCGGAGGGCATTCCTTTGAACTTTCGAACAAAGAGCCACCCCACAGTGAGAAACCCATGGATAGCGCCACTAGCAAGTCGAATTCTTGCCTCATCATGTGCAACGCACCAATTAGGATCATTGACCTGGTACCATCTGTTCATTGAGATTATCGCATAAAACATTAGATAGGCAGCCAGATTCTTGTCCCAATTGGGAGCGTCTGCATCGATTCCCAAAGGGGAAACTCGCAAAAGCTTCTGAAAAAGCTTGGTCCATTCGAAGGACTCTGGATTTATACCGACGGCGCAAAAATGCTGACCGGCGGTTTCGTGCATCATGGCAATCCAAGAACCATAATATGCACGGCAAGCAATTGTGTATTCAAGAGGTGGAATCTCGAAAACACGAGCCAGCTTGCCTGGCTTGACCAATTCGTCTTTCAACGAAGTGATCCAAACGACATCATGCTGCGTGGTCTGCCACGAAGTGATATACTCGTCAACTAAATTACGGTAATGGCTGTCTCGAAAGACAACGGTACCATCAACATTAGCCAAAAAGTGTCGTTTGTCCCGGCCGTTCAAAGCATGTGGATAACCCGCAGAGGTTTCCAAATTTAAACGGTCCATGCCGCCGTCAGAATTGACGGCTTCTGTCGCAGTTAAGATCCTTGCGGAACGACTACGATATGCACTCATGAGGTATTTCATGATAGATTCTTTGTGTTGGTCAGGTCCTGTGTACAGGTCTGAACCAAACAATAATCCTCCAACAAGGAGAGGGTCGAAACCTTCTGAATCAACCTTGTTGGAAGGATGTTTTGCCACAGCGGCCAATAAAGGCAAGAGTGGTGTGGGGCGATAGGCGGTATCGCGTGCCACATAAACGGGAATGTCAAGTTCGCCAAGAACTTGTAGGCCGAGATTCTGTGATCGAATCTCGTCACTACGAGGTGTTGTATGGAAGGTGACTGGATGATCCACAAATTTGATGTCCGGCTGGACGTCTTGTCTGAGAATCATCTCGCGCGTGATTAAAGTCGCGCCGCCAAAGGGATCCGATTTGTGACCAAAAGTATGTATGGCCACAATTTTACCAGTTATCGCAGGATGATGAACGATAATTGGAGATCCGCAATCTCCTGCCGAAGTGGCAGCACTGTAAACGACACCAGAGTGTACGTACATTGGAGTACTTCCTTGATGGGAGTACTCGAGCGCGGATTTAATTGTCTTAATCTCAAAAGATCGACAGTAATGAGTCGGCTTGCCGCCAATGATAGTATAACCTACCATGGAAGCTTGCAAACCATCACGGACTAAAGACAATTGTTGTTCACTGATAAATTGATTTAACATACTTTTAAAATGGGCTACACTAGAGTGCCCACAATCAATTATCATTGCGTCGATAGTAGGAGAGCCAGACAAGGTCAAGAGAACTTTAATACGGGAGTAGTTAAGTTCAATCGTGTGGTCAACTCCTCTATCGCGCAAGACTAGTTCATAGACAATTTCCTTTGTGTTTTGAATCATCTTGCCCTCTGCATTGAGGAGCAAGTGTTTAGGACACAGGAGTTGTGTTGAACTAATCGGAATGGCATTCACATAATTTATTACACTAACGGTTGGTACGTAGTGTTTAGAAGCGTCTCTACGCAATAAAGTTATGGGAACCATTCTCTGCAAGGCGTTTTCGCTAATCGAAATTGCGCCTGGGTCTGATGACCCTTGTGAGATAAGTCCAGTAAGAAGATGTTGGATAGATTCAGGTGTATGCGGATGTTCGGATTCGTAAGACGGATATGCATTTGCAAGTACAGTAGAGGCTTGATAAAAAGGAGAATTAGCCATTTTCGAATGATTAGTAACGTCGAGACGTTGCGCTTCTGATCGCGCTTGTGGTCGACGACTTACAGTGTTGGCATCTGATCTAGACTCCGTGGTCGCTTGAGGGCGACGAACGGTAGTATTAGCATCAGAGCGTGATTCAGACATAAGTTTAGGGAGGTCCAGGGAGTTTAAAAGCTCCATGGCCTCATTATATGAGACATGATCAGTAGGTATTGCGGAAATTTGAGTAAGTGCTTTGGATATAGGATTGCGTTCTAGATAATAAAGAGCTCTAAGGCGTTCAGAAGGTGGATATTCGGAAAAAGCAGTTTCATTCTTAGTATAATGATGAACTGCAGCAAGAAGAAAAGAGTAGCCATGAATGGCAACACGAGTAGTAGCCCACTTTATAAGAAAGAGGGCTGCTAAGCCAGCGACTAAGCCGCCGGCTATCATTGCATAATGTGGATTATAGAAAGAATAAATAGTAGTAGTTAGGTCAGAAAGACCTTGTGAAACATTAGTTTTAAGAGCACGAAGAGTATTAAGAAGATTGGTTTTCGGTTTTATAGCATTAAGAAGTTTTTCATTAGCATAGTGAGCATTATAATTAGTATATAGAATAGTCATAAAAGTGTCGAAATCGACAGCAGTAGGAGAAGCAAGTGCAGGTTTATTAAAAATTACAGATTGTGAAAATAAAGTAGGTATTATTTGAAATTTAAGATGACGGAAATCGCCACTAGTATCATATTCACCAGTGCGAATGACAATAACACGCATACACCATCGGGCCCAAAAAGCGGCCGGACAGTTAATGCGTGTAGAAACAGCGTCTTCATTATGTACATTGGTAGCAGCAACTACCATTTTAGAAAGATTAAGTGTACCTTTCTTGCCGATTGAAGGATCGTCAAGAGATGACATTGGTACAACATAATGTTGTCGAGTGAGCATTGCGAAGATTTCTGCTACATCGTCATAGGCGGTATCTTGAAGGATATCGTCATAGACGGTGCAAAAGGTATCTTCCTGAAAGGCATCCCAATGATCGGTGCCTGCTTGACGGGTATATAAGTGAGTTCCTTTATGTTCTTCAAGTTCAGTAAGATAGTCTACAATTGATGTGATAAGCACAGATTTGCCGGCGCGAGTTGCTCCTTGGAAAAGAAGTGAGAATGGAGTTTCGCGTTGACGGGCAAATTTTTCGAAGTTTTCTAGATATTCATAAGAGTTATAAGTTAATTGACGAAGTTCTTTAAAAGCATAAGAAGCGGATCTATTGTCCGCAGTTGGTACAGCAAGAATAGGATGAAAATACGTATGTTCGGCAATAAGTTTATCAACTAAATCTCGAGGCATAGTGCCACGGTTTAGAATGATCCACTTTGCCTGTTCGCCATATGCAAGATATTGGGCGAAACGTTGTTGTGTGGTTTCTTGATGAGGATAGATACGGGCAATAAAAGCCTTCATGCACTCTGGAAGCTGTTCTAAAAGCCACTCAGTAAATGCACGGGCTGTATTGAAACCATTACGTAATTGATGAAATGCGTTCGCGGTCTGCGCGAACTTAAGAAATTCGTTTGAGCCAGTAAGAAATGTAAGAATAGATGGTCCCATAGATTGTGAGACAAAATCGCAGGTTCGAGGTGACAGAGTAGTTTGTTTGACAGATGGAAAAATAGTACGACAAATAGCACGGATAGATATAGCGGCTTTTACAACAAGAATAGGAAGTGAATAATTACGATAGTTAATAAGGTCATATATAAGATTAAACAAAGCACCTGACAGATCTGCTGTCATAGTGCCAATAGATGGAAGTGAAGAGACCATTGCAGTAATACGGTCCATGAGTTGTTCTGCTTTGACTGTCAAAGAATTGGCAGCTTTAGCAGCATCACGGACAGTATCCATAGTAGAATTAGCATTCGTAATAGTAGATTGTATTTTAGTAATAGGTGAAGTAATATAATTAAGGCCTTGTTGAAGCTTAGAAGGTTGGGGAGAGACGTCCTGAATGAAATTAGGAATTGGACAAATCTTTGCGATCGTCACTGAATCGTCTTCTGCATCTGAATACGTAGACTCAGTATCATCGAGTAAACCCTGACTACAAAGGTCAGAATAAATGCGATGGCACTCAGTACACGATTCAGGATGATAATAATCTTGCACAACATGGGCAAAAAGAGGTTCTGAAACAATATTATGTCGGGAGCCGTATAATGAATTATAAGTAGTAATGATAGAATGGCGCCAATGAGTAGATGGATAATGCGCTTTAATATAATGATATTCACGAAGAAACCAGTCTGGAACTGGTTTGCCACCAAAAGGGGTGGCATACACAGTACTATGAGCAGTAGGAGAAAGAGATGGTAAATGAAATGAAAAAGTAGTACCAGATTCGATATATTCGGCCATTTTAGGCGTGCGTTGATGAACGCATTCACGAGCATTATAGCAACAATCGTGCATGATAGGAATAACATTAGGTGGTGGATAAGGCATGGGAGTAACAGGTGGATAGGAGCCAGAGGTGGAATTATCAGGAAAAGTGCAGTCAATATTACATACGCAACAAGTTAAACAGGCTAGACATTCGTAACATGTCTCAGACTGGGTGTCAGTACAAACAGTACAAGGGACACCAGATTGGGAAACCAATTGGGTTTCAGGAAAGAGAGTTTTACGGAAGGCGGCAGCAAGTTCACAATTCTGTTGCGACGTTAGAAAGTCGTCATACACAAATTTGTAAATTGCATGTTCTTGATCTGCATCCGGCAGATACTTAATATGGTGGCCATCATAACTAGCTTGCTCTTTCTCCGGTTTAGGCTTTTTATCAGTACGAACGTCATTGCGCTTAAAGGGAGGAAGAGGAAGTGATGGCAAACGAGGGCCTGCTTTACCAGCAATTTGGGGATTGCATTTGGCTCCTTCACGGAGGGCAAATTTGCCTTTAGCATATGTAACGAGTCCAGTTTTAGTCGTGACCCACGCGCGGTTGGAGCGCCACTTTTCTGTGGCATTCCCAATGTGCGTGTATCGCTTAGAAGTGTCTAACGGTCGACCTCGGATTTCAGAGTTCTTGAGAACTTTAAATTCGAGAGGTCCTGCCGTCCACTTAGAAAGGATATTGTCATCGGACTGTTGCTGGGCTCGTTCGAGAGCTCGTTGTTTTCGGTTAAGTGAATTATTAATGGTTACGCTTTCGACAGCGCGGTTTCTTAATTTGTAGCTTTGCATTTTGTGTTATGGGTTACTTGAGATTCGGGTAGGGTTACATCACAAGATGCACTTCCTAGGGTTAATAATGATAAATGGTTTCGGATTTGCCTATGATCTAGCTTACACCACCGTTGGGTGAGTGAATTCAAAAAGCTAGAGACCAAATATCGCGTGTAAGGGTGAAATTGCCAAACGCAGGATAGAAATAAAAGTTCTAATTACGGAAAGATTAAGAGTTAATAGAAAATAAGATGTAGAAAACAAAGAATTAAGAAAAGAATATTAATTTTAAGTATAACAATAGATGAAGGACAGAGGTTCTCAGAGGCTATCGAATGGTAGTGCTACAGCCACTTGCTAACTTGAGCGTGAGTGTAGTCTATAGATGAAGAAGCATAAGTTGTGGAAGCCTAATGGCACATAATATCATGTATTGAGATTAAAAGGGGCCTAAGGGCCTTCTCAAAGAACCCATGGG